GTTTAATTCTTGATGCCTTCTGTGACTTAGACATTTCGCTTGCCGTCACAGGAGTTTTCTTGCTGACACGCTTGGAAGGGCGACAGTAGGGAGTGCCACGCTTCTCTCCCTTTTGCCTGCCACAAGGCTTGCCGGTTCGAGTGTCAACCCACTTCTCCTTGAACCAACGTCTTAGGTTGGCTCCAGCCTGCGTCTTCCTTACGGTCATTTCTTCTTACGCTTAGTGCTGTTGCCCCAGTTGGCAGCACCCACCTTACGGCACTTAGCTATTGCCCCACTTGCATACGCAGATGGGAATACCTTGTACCGTGCCTTAACCTTTCTATAGCAAGCGTCTTTAGGCATATCTATTTCTTTCTGCCTTTACCTTTGTTTCCGTACCCTTTTGGTCTTCTTGTTTCGTAAGCCATTTTATTTATCCTCTGTTTCTTTTTTCCTAATTTTAATTCCAAGTGTAACAAAGTATATGCCAAGGCTGGTAGACACCAAACTGAGGATTCCACCAACCACTCCAAGTATTGTGTTAAGCTCTGCAATTTTGTCTAACATAGTACCTGTTGCAGCCAACAAACCGCCAAAGGAAAATCCAAATCCCTTTATAAAAGATTCATGTGCTGCTTCTGGTAAGTTCATTCTGAAAATAATCTCTTGTTTAGATCCCGTTGTCCAAAATACCACCCACCGTATGCGAATGCTATTGTAAATATTTGCTGTAAAATAATGTCTTGGTACTGCTCAGGCATCTGAAAGTACAGGATGCCAGCTAGAATGTGTACGCCTACAGCCAGCAATGGACGCACAGATCCCTTAAATACGAAGTGCCATATCAACAGACCCTTCTGCCAAGGTTTCTCTGCTATGCTCGCTACAGATACCAACGCATCACTTTCATGCTGGGCTGCTTTCTGAGACGCTTGGAAGTCTGCACTATCAGCAGCAATGGTACCTTTGTCGATTTGGAGCTTTACCATCTCCCTTTCGATTTCGGCTTGGGCTTTCATGCCTTTAATCTTCAACCATCCAGACGCAACAGAGCCGACAATCCCAAGAATGCCGCCTGTCCCTGCATTAGTTAGTGCTTGAATGAAGTCCATTATTTACGTAAGCGTTCGAGTGTTTCGGCTAGAATGTAAGCTAAAATTAAAAATGCTGCTAGTGTTAGTATTGCTGTCATTGTTTAATTTAAAAGTGCAAGTTGTTGACCGTTTGTTTTAATTATTGGAGTCGATACTGACCCAACTGGATCTGCGTTCTCAAATTCGAGATAGAAATTAGTATGAAAACTGGGCGTTTCGTTGGATGCAAACGGAGTGCTGCTTGACGTGTTGCCATCTCCGTAAGCATCTCCGTCGTCGTACCCGTTGTAATAAACCGGATCAGTGTATCGGTTATTGCGGTAATATAAATGCCGTTCAGCGTAATCGAGCATCGCCGCCCAATTCAGAACGCTTTCACCTCCCATCAATTTGATAACAATGGCCGGTGCTTGCAGAACCCCGCCGCCGATGTCTCGATAATATGCATCCCAATTGTCCCCGTCCTTAGACGGGTTCTGAATGTGGTTTTCTCCCCACTCCGGTTTTCCTATGTCCTCGGACGTATAGGGAGTGCGAGGTCTGCCGTCGTCCGTATAACGAGTAAGGTCAATGTCTGACTGGGCAACGTAAAATGTCTGCTCCTGCTCTTGGAACTTCAGGCCGTTGCTCGCGTTCACGTTGGCTTTCATATCCGCGTCGTTAAATACCATTGCAGCGATAAAGAGCGGGATCAGCCGTCCCGGATTGTGTCCTCCATCCGCATCCCAAGATCCTCCGTCCTCAACTAATCCATGAATGTCAATGCCGTACTGGACTAAGCGGACTAGCAGGGTTTCCTTGGCCGCGTCTGAATAATCGAGGTTAAGCTGCAAAGCCGCAGTTCCGGTCATTATCGCCATCGACTTGCCATATCCCTCTTGGCCTCCTTGGTACGGGGTGTGCAAGTACCGGCCTGTCCAAGTCAAATCTTGCTCGTACCAGACCTTTTCAAAATCGGATTCGCTGGTTGCAATGCTTGGGACAGTGATCGCCGTCTGGTCCATGTCAGCGAGTTTAGTGTAATCCAAGTCTCCCTTTGCCCACGGATGGGTAAAGTCACCGCCTATCGGAGCTGGACGGAACGAATTGGCAGCTGGAGCGGAAGCGAGAACAGTTAAAACCGCGTATGTGTCGATTTGCTCGAATGACTGCGAGGCAACAGTTGAGATAGAACTCACAACGGAACTGCTAGCAGATACCGTCAAGGGCAGGTCATTTCCTACATTGAGGGCTTCGCTGTAGGCATTGTATGCGGAAACTCTGTCATCGAAACCCTGTGTACTCCCCCTAGTCGGATTTACCACAGTTCCATTTCTTCCAGCCGATGGAGTCGGGCTGATTGCCGTTATAGTCACTCCAGCCGCCGGTGTGTTTTCGACTACGTAGTAATCGCCGTTGGCGTATGTCCCAACCGTGTAATCCGTGTCAAACGTCCAAGTTACTCCATGCCTTGTTACTGATGTCGCCATATTTTAGCAAAATGCTAGTAAAAGTTCGCCCATGCTCTAGCGGTGGTCGCTGCAGAGGAAAGAGTTGTTCCTACAGTTTTAGAGCCTATGCTGGCTTCGACGTTATAAAAAGCCTGTAATTCATCGGTGCCTGACAATTGAGTTCCTATCAATGTCGAATTATTTCCAACAGATGTAGTTCCTGATGTCCCCCAAACAGAAGCTCCTACAATTATGGATGGCGCGTTGGTCGTTGTGGCTGTAGCTGTTGATACTGAGGTATACCCATTTGCACTAGCAGTAATGCCAGCCGTTGACGCATCATTGATTTCTAAAAGCGAAACCAGTCTTGCAGAATAACTGCTGCCAGTCCAAGTAATAGTTACATTGTCCGATGTATTCAGTTGTGTGGTTATCGGAGCCGCCCAAATACGGACATCAATGCCGACGGTATAATTGATAATCTCCGACCACGTATTGCCTGAGTCGTCGGCAACTGAGGAAATGTCTTGAGCAGAACCAACAATGATAGCCATATTTCCAACTGGAATATTAGAGGCCACTGTTAAGGCATACGTAGATCCTGATGTGGCTTGAACATACTCTTCGTGAACCTTCTCAAACGATGGAGCTGCTCCGCCAGCTACACTCTTCCTAGCGACTGCGCTTAAAACTCCCTGTGATGTTACATCAGCCATAATTAAGCTCCACCGTCTGTCCAGCCGTTAGTTGCAGCGTATGCGCCAGTGGCATTGTAATACTGTATGGTTGCAACATCTCCAGCAGTTGAGGCGTTTGTAATCTTATCACCGTCATCTAGTGCAGTACCATCAAGGTAAAGCAGGTCAGAGGCATTTGGATCAACGCTCACCGCTACGGCCCCAATGGTCTTAACATTAAAATTGGTCTCAGTGTCCACCGCCAGCATCGTAAGGGTAGCTGCTCCGGTAACGTAGTTAGTATGCCCGTTGCTCATCTGCGCGCGTGTCAGCGTACCAGATGTTGAGTGTATAGTTACAGCACTGCTTGGCGTAGATATAACGCTGATCCAGTTCGTGGTATCCTTAGCAGTAAACACTCCGAACTCGCCCGGATCAATGGTTGTGCTGGCATCAACACCCTCTCCCAAGTTGTCGGAGGCAGCAGGGAAAACTTGTAGCACATTCGCGCCATTGTTGTAGACGGTCTGCTTAATCTGGGCGACTGCCGTGATAAGCGTTACCGCGTCATTGTCATTGGCTACTGTAGTAACGTCGTTGATTGCCGCGGTAAGAGCTAGGCCACCTGCCTGTGTTTGAGTTGTTCCCGCCGTAAGGCCCGTGTCTAACGGGTTCAAGGCACCGGACATGACAACACTGTCAAAGGTTTCCTTGCTGGACACCGGAGTCCCCGCTGGATCGTTTACTACGTGAATGTTACTTGCCGATGTTACGGTGCCTGTCTGGGATCTTGCTGATAGTTTTGCCATTGTAAGTGTTAGTTAAAGTTATGCGTCCTCGAATTCAAACTGCACGGAGTCCTCAAACTCATACGCAACCTCATCCTCAAACAAAAAGTCAGTAGCTGCTAAAGCTTCAATTCCAGTGTCAATGATAACACTATTGACCCAAGCATTAACTTTTACCAGAATAGCCATTATAATTTAGCTGCGATAATTGGATTAGCCGTAGTTCCGGTTGACAAGATGTGGGTGCCTTGCAATGGGTGATAGCTGTTAGCTGCAACGGGGATGGTGACATTTGACTGTCCACCACCTGGATTAACCACAACGTTTCCGGCAGTTCCCCCAACGTAAATCCATTGGAATTTAGCGTCAGTGAAAACCCTATTTGAGTCGTGTGGAGTTACTGTTTTGTAAACTTCGGCTGGTGATCCTATTGTTTGTGCCATAATTAGTGTTTGTTGTTATGGGGAATGCTGCGTATTATACCACATTGCCCTGTGATTGTCAAGTAAAAAGTTGTTTAATCGTATGTTTGAACTCCAATTCCCAACGCCGTCAACGGAACGGAAAGTCCAAGCGTTTCTGCATCTCCACTTACTGTAGCCTCCCAAGCATCTTGTATAAATAAAGGCACAGTGTTTTTTAGAAAGAAGTTACTAGTCAGCTCCTCTGGGTCAGAAGTCAAAAAGTTAATTTCATTGCCGACTACATCTTCCCCTGTCATCAGTTCCATTCCCATAGTGACCGCAGGAGATGATTTATACATAAAGAAATTTGCTAAATCATTTCTCATGTCCCTATCAAATTCTTCTACAAATCCCGTTTGACCTAGACCCGCCCTTCCCGAGTTAATTACTAATCTAAGGGCTTGCTGGAAGCCTCCACTAATATCAAGTCTAGTATCTCCAATTTTAATTTTTAGAAAATCAGAAGATTCGCTATCCCATTCGACCTCGGCTCCAGCCCAAGATGCTAAGGCAAGAGTTGAAAGTATTAGACCCACAAAAGATCCAACGTCTTTTGCAACAGAACCAGCAAGAGGAGTGTTCATCATCATTGCCGCTCTAATGGGTGCTTCAAACCTAGATATAGCATACCTTGGGGCAAAAAACACTGCAGCAAGACCCTTGGCTGATTTCTCAAAGCCAAACAAACTACCTCTTCCGGTTGCCGCATTTACAAATTTGGCATACTTCTCCAGAATTGGCATCATCTCTTTTTCAGAAAGCCCACGTTGTTTTAAATCATTGTAGGCAATGTCAAAAACATTTGCTCTGATAAAATTAAGCTGTGTCGCCATCTGCCTGTTTGATGCCTTGACCCAAGGAATCACATCGGCTGCTGCAGACTGAAACTGTTGCTCCCTTGCATTTAGGTCCATGTTGGACAAGGAACTGTGATGCAAACCTGCTCTTTTAGATATATCCCAAGATGGCCTAGCTTTCAGGTACAGGTCTACTTCTTCAGCTTTTGCTTCACTAGCGAAAGCCTTTAAAGACTTTTGCAAGGCTTCAGCAGCCACAACCGGATGCCCAGGAAGCAGCATTCCTCCCTGTCTCAAGGTAGCACTTAAGTCAAGAGAAGCTATTAACGCTCTAGGTGCAGTAGCAAGGGATATGGCTTTGTCCCATAAGGTTTTTTCCTTAAACTTATAAACCCTCTCTCTTGCGCGTCTTTTAGCCAGAGATGTTTCGCCAGCAAGTTTGACAAGTTTTTTTCTATCCCTTTTGCCGATCCCCTTGCCGCTCATTAGTTCAAACACGCTCTGTCCTGAGCTTTCGGCTAGTTTATTCTTAAGATCCTCAAGCTCCTTGTTCTTCGCTTCAAGTTTTTTGACAAGCCTTTCAATGTCTCTGCTTTCCCTGCCTGTCAGTTTCTCTCCTTTAAGCGTGGTGGCTTTTCTAATCAAGAACCCAAGCGACAGGTCTTCCCTGTTGATCCTGGCCCTACCTATGCCCAAGACACGACCTGCCTCACTTCTAGCTTCATCCGCTATTCTCTCTACAAAATCAAGCTCTTCGCTTACCGCATCAGCCTTTTGAGAAACAACAAGACCTTTTTCGGTTTCGCCATTTTGTATAAGCTCTGCAGATTCCCGAACAAGCTTATCATGCTTATTCATTAGTTCAGTAGCTTTTAAGGAAACAGCAGCGTGTTCCTCAATTGTCATGGCCCTCCTGCTTTTGCTTACGTCTTCAAGTATTATCCTATACTCTTCTTTTTTGTTTTGTTTTTGAGCTTTTTCAAATACAGTGGAGTAAGCAACCTTTTCAGAAGATGGAAGATCGGGTTGTATGAAATCTTTTCTGGCCTGCCTTAGTTCAATGATACCTTCTTTACTTATTTGTACTGTGTCTTCCGCAACCTTAACCTCTGCTTTAGCGTTTTGTTGCTCGACCATCTGGAGATAGGCTTGTCTTGCTCCAGGATCTCCATTGTACATAGCCCTCATTAGTGCTTCTTGAGCCGCATCATCTTGAGTGCCATCTATAAATTCTTCTTCAGTAACTGTATTCTGCATGGCCTTTACGGACTCAGCAGAAAAGTTTTCATTGTCTAATGCCTCAGCAATCTTTGCATTCTTTAACGCTGGAAGAGCAATAGCACCACCCACAACACCAGCACCTGCCATGCCTATTAAAAATTCTGCTATGCGATCCTCTTTGTCACGCTCTAACTCTGCACCTAACTTTGTGTTAAGCATAAAGTTTAAAATTTCACTTTGAACTACTTCTGTCCCACCCTCCGCTGGCATAGATGCAGCAAGCCGTTGATAAACCTGCTTTCTCAAAGATGCCTTTTTTGACAACAATTTGCCCAAGAGCCTTTCAGCACCAACTGTGTCAAGGGCAGCAGAAGGAAGGGCAACAGTAATGCCAAATCTCAAACGATCTTCTGCATTCGGGTTTTTTGCATAAGTATCATATGCTTCGACAGCTTCATTAAAAGCGATGCCCTCAAACATAGCAATGGCAGAAGTAGGATTGATAGCCATTATACCAGCACCGGCACCAATTTGAGATGCAATCTGAACAGTTTGACCCAATATGGTTGTTGCAAGGTCTGGATCTGTAAGTTCCTCCTTAATACCTTCCCTAATTTCTTTTAGTGGTGCAACAAAATCAACAGCCACTTCTTCAGGGGTTGGTTCTCCAGGTTGTCTGATTATTCCAGGGGCACCTGTGCCTATAGTTCCTGAAGCTACTACTTGTTCTACAGTTCCGCTAATTCCTGACAATACAAGATCGGAAACACCGGCAATTGCTATGTCACCAAGCCTAGATAAATCCGCCCAAATTTTGGTTGCCGTTCCTAGAAATGGAATGTCTTTAGTTTTGTTGACCAATCCATCACGCAATAATTCATTTGATGTACTGTCAAACTGTTGCCTAGCTAATTCCTTAACTTTGTTTCTTTCCCTAATAGCCTTAGTTACGCTGTCAACCGCCTCTGATGGGTTGGGATTGTACCCAAGAGCTTCTGCGGTAGATTCGTAATCATCGACAGTTGTACCATATGAGGACCCAAGCCTTTCACTCATCAGGGCTTCATACAATTCATCGTCGCTAACATCTAGTCCATCAACCTTCAGAGAAGAAGGAGACCGACCAAACAAGGCATCTATTTCTGGACTAGCCATTACTCTTCAATGGTAGATGGAGTCAAAAGGAGTTCTCTGAGCTTTAGCTGCTGAGAGCCTATCCTATAGAGCCTTAATCTTGAGGGAATGTTAAGTTCTTTGGGATCAACTCCTGCGTTAAGTTCTTTTGCTAAAAAATTTAAATCCTCAATTAAAACATCAGCAAGAGATGGGTAGTCGGTTTCATCTCCCTGATTTGTTAGGGCAAGTTGAGCCCTAGTTGATTCAAGCATAATGCTGGACACTTCTTTTGCGTATTCAACAAGTATTTCTCTTCGCTGTGGAGGAAGTTCTTCCCATTTTTCTCCTAGTTGAGTGCCCAATACATTATCATCCTCAAGGATTGCTACGGATGCAACCTTAGCCAATTCAGATTTTAGTTTATTTTTTGCAATTACGCCAACGGGAAGACTGTCAATTCTTTTCTCATATTCTTTTACCGACTCCTCGCTTATGTCTACATTTTTACCTGCGGCATTTTTCTTAAGAAACTTTTCTCCAAGTTCATTATAAATTGTCTTGTAAGAAACACTTACCTTGTCAATGGCAAACTCTTCATTTAATTTTTCTGTTCTTTGTTTTGAAGAGAAAATGCTCCGCATTAGAACTTCTTGTTCATCTGTCAGCAACCCCCTGTCTTTCATGTCAGACAAAGTTTCATCGTTCAAAACACCAACATCCACTGCTTTTTTAAGAACGTCATCAAAAGCCTTGGCACGCCTAGCTACAATTCCGTTCTTTGCCTGCACCATTGAATTTTTGGTAGCCAGTCTTTTAACTTCACTCATTCCAGCGGCCAAGCCCTCACCAGACTCAAGAATCTTAATTTGCTCTTCAATACCTTCTAAATTGTTTTGCAGAGAAAATTCGTCGGTGTTGGTTAGGAGTTCTGCAGAAATTGCATTATCAGATTCTCTTTGCCGTTCTTTTGCCTCGTTCGCAATGCCTTGGTCAATTACCTGCATACGAACAGACATTCCATCTTCTGACAAAATTCCAGACCAAGCAGCAATTGCACCTTCTCTGTCTCCTGATTCTATGGCAAGTTTTTCAAGACTAGCGGCATTTTGCCTAGCTTCTGATTCTCTTTTTTGAGTGGAAGAAATTTTAGCACTTGATATGGATTGTTGAACCCACATATTGTTTGCCATAGAAGCTTGAGTACGAGCTTCATTGCTGGCACTAGGACCCAAGTCAAACTTCTGATTATTTGCAATCCATTCTTCAATCAAATCATTATGCTGATCTACTGGTGTGCTAGTTAAAGATTCCTTTAATCTAGTGGATTCACTAATCTGATAAATTCGTTGCTTGTTGAGTGCATCTGCGTCTGCAATTTTTTGCTCTTCAACTCTGGCTTGCTCAAACAATTGACCAGCCTCCTGAGAAGCAGCGGCAATACTGCGGAAGAATGAATCCTGCGAACGAATGTTTACTTGACCTCCAACGGATGGCCTAGATCTAACGTCTTGTGGTTTGCTTGTAGGTATTCTAGGCATTGTACTAAACTCTAGCAGTTGGATCTACGACATAAGGTCTAGGATCGGAAACTATTCCCATTGGGGCTTTGAATGTCTTTTGCTTACCCCCCAAAATCTTTGCCGTCTTAAATGATCCCCTCCCAATTGATGTTAAGCCTCCAACGGTGGAAGCAAGTTGAGCACTACGTCCTTGAAACCTCATAGCGTCAGCACCACGTCGCAGACGGGACGCTTCAGCCTGACCCTGCATCATAACATTCCCAACTCTCTGAGCGGCCATAGCGGCCTCCTGAGCGGCTAAAACTGCAGGTGTGCCGGTGGTTGTTACAACACCTCCTGCTGCAAATCCGGCCTTCTGCTCACCAACAATAATGCGACCCAATTGCAACTCGGTAAATGCCTGCCGCTCGGCATCCTGTAAAACTTGTTGTGCGTCTAGTTCTGCAATCTTGGCATTGTGTTCAGCTAATGCTCTTTGCTGGCGGCCCATTGCAATTTGAGCACCGCCTTCTATGCCGCCAAATATAGCTTGTGCGAAGTCTCCCATTATTGTCCTTTAGGTAAAATTTGTGGCGACATGTACTGTATTGTCGCGGGAAGTGGTTTGGTTTGTTTGTAAAATAAAGAGAAGTAACGGAAGTTTCCATGTGGCAATGGCAAAATCTTCTCGCCCGTAAACAAGGGCAGAGCCGTGTCCATAGAATCTTGCGGAGTCCTGAACTGTATTTCGTAGGAATCTTCTCCGGTTTGCCCATCAGGGAACTCGTAACGTATGCCAATCTCTCCACCCAAAGTGCGGAACATTCCCAGGCCAACATTAACCGCTCGCTTGTTCTTGTTCCTAGACATGCCATCACCGGCGGGTGCTTGAAGCTTCATTGTCTCAATCTCTGAAGGATAAGCTACTCCGTAAATGATCTCGTCCGAGCCTCCGCTAAACTCGCCGTCTATACTGAACCTATCACCGTGTACCTGATATGGCCCAAACACCAACCCATTGCCCAAGGCGTACACGTCGCTGCGACCGCGAGCAAGCTGCAATGTTTCGCTAGACAATGCTGGGCTAAACGCATTCGTGGTCGTTAGGGTTACATCATCGGCTATAGAAGCAACGCGCTGGGTTTGACCGCCTGACTTAATGTAGTCGCCCACAGATAGCTCGCTAGTAAATGCAGTGGCTGTTCCATTAACAGTAGTGCCAGTAGAGCTTATTGTCCCGCTAAGAGTCGAGTAAGACCCCAAGTGTTCTGCTCCCGTAACGAGAGTGTAATCGCTGCCAAGATTCGGGTCAGGATACGTGGTATCGCTTTCTGCTCCAGTTACAACCTTGCCAGCATCTAAAAACCATTGGTAATTTCGGGTATTCTCTGAAGAACGCAGACGCATTATTTGGATCTTGCTGTCCGAAACTCCAGTTATGTAGTTCCGGTAGATAACCCAAACGTCATCCTCGTCCGATCCGTACACAGAGGCTACGCTCAAAAATTGGTCTAGCCCGTTTTCGTTAGGCTTGCGTTCAGACCAAGCTTGGACCTCTTCTTGCTTTTCCCAAATCAAACAGTCAATCTGACCAGTGTTAGGCAGCCACAATATTCTATATGGATCTTGGCTGTAGGCAATTTGAGTGTATGCTCGGCTAGTGGCTCCAGTGTTTTTAGCGTTAAGCCTAGTCAAATCTTCGGCTGCATAGCCTCTGGCTCTCCAGTCGTATGACAATTCGTACACACGCTGTCTTTCGGGACTAACAAAAACCACCGTGCCGCCAACTTGTCTTGGCTGTATGTAAGCACTGCCAATTGAACTTTGAACCTGAATTAGAGGAGCAGATGTAGCAGATATAGCATTGTTGTCGGCACCACGCAAAGAGTATTCTTCTCCAGACGTTCCGATTAGCAAAGCATCTTCTCCAGCAAACCATCTAATCTTATTCTGTTCTACGCTAGACAACGTGTAGCTTACGCCATCGCTTGCCAATACGTTAGGAACAGAAGTTCCAAAGTTTTTAAAATTGTCAATTCCAGAACCCCAAATAGTTTGCTTGCGATTGTCTGTGCCGCCAAACCAAATGCGTCCTTGGTAAAAAGAAACAGCAGCAGGCCATCCTTGTACATTGCTAAATGCACCCTCGGACCACAACTCAGTAGCAGCCACTGCACCGCCCGCTGTAGAGTCAAGCGACTCAACCCAATCCGCTATTACGCTAGTAGAACTTGTGTATTGAGTGATTTTAAAACTGCCTTTAACCTCAATTGCGGGAACAACTAAAAAAGCAGCAGAATGTCCTGATCCTCCATTTGTTTGTTGCCTAATTTCATATTGAGCTTTGGCATTAGACTCACTTCCGGTAATGGTAAAATCTAAGTTTCCTCCACCATTTCCTTGCAATTTTTGTATTAACTCTTCAGTTGCCCAGTTGTCTACACTTCTGTAAAGATACAATTCATCAACAAAACCGCCATTAGTGGTTAGTGTCCAGTCTCCAAAAACTGGTATAGGACCACTAACTAATGATCCTGAATGCAGGTCTAAGGCCGCCTTTGCAGCCTCACGTTTTTCGCGTATCTCCCAGTAGCTACCAACGTGACCCGCCTCAAATAATGCAGATGATGCGGTAACGGTTACACCGTTGCCAACATATCCATTAACAGCTAGCGTGGTTGTGCTAGTGTTTTGCTCAATGACCGGAGGTAAAGTAAATTCAATTTGTTCTATACGCCAGTCGGTTGCTCCGTAACGAGACAGGGTTAGTGGCTCGTAATTTTCATTTACCAAATAGACCACATCATTTACCTGTGCCCTCATCGGGTAGTCTAAGTAAGACGTGAACTGGCTCATTGGCAACGGGATTTCGTAAATAAATGTGCCCGTTGTTTCTGTTTCTGTCAAAGCATGCCAGTTGCCTGCGGTAAATGTGCTAGCAGAATTGCCACCTCCGAGCGTGTCAAATGCGTACACAACTCCACCATTGCTAACCAACTCGCCATACCTGTATGCCGTACTTGCTTGCCAAGCCGATACGTCGCCTATGTCAACCGTAACCTGAGTGTTTCCAATGGCGTTCTGAGAACTGTCAAAGAAACGCATGTACGTCCCGTCAGTCTCAATAATGTAGTTTACCGATTGGCTAAACTTAAATGGCAACAATATGCTACTGCTAGTCTTAGACTCGGCTGCATACTCAAATCCCCACATTCGTTCGGCTGGGCCATACTTAAGCGGGACAAACCCAGTGCAGGTTCTAAGAGCAGAATTGTAGTCCTCAAGATCGGTACGCCCGTCAAGAAGCGGAGACCACAATCCGCCATTAAATCGGTTAATCCTAGTCCACAAACTCATGCGTCTTTTCCGCCGTAATGGATTGAATCCCAAACAGAGGAAGCATACATGTTGTCAACCGGCCTGCGACGTTGCAGACTGTCCGTAAATTTGGCTTCCTCTACCTTTTTTTCGTACAACGAAAACAATCCTTGAGACAAACCTTTATCATCCGTTATTGCCATGCAGCATGAAGCGGCTAAATGCAAAGCTATAGACTCAACCAACAAAGCATCAAATACAGATGTGTCTTCTTCATCCCTGATGTACGTCACCTTCAACGGAGCAGCCAAGTCCGTGTGTATGTACTGGCCCTTAAGTTCGTACTCTTTGTAGTGCAAGTCGTCGAGGTCAGTGTTGCCAATGTTAACAAGCCTTAACGATTCTTGAGGAACTAAAAATCTTTTGCCCCACGTGTGCTCAGGAGCTGTTGCATCTGCGGAGAGGCTTACATCTTTTTTCGCGCATCCCCAGGTGTGCGATCTTAGCACTTCTTTTCTGCTAAAATCATACCGAAAGCTAAGAAGCTCAGCTGTTGGACTAGTGTCGGTAAAAGGATCGGTGTACCTTCTTTCCCCCAAATGGGTTGCCGCTAAATTTACTATATCGGTTTTTGTTACTGCCATGCTTCTTGTATGTTAAACCCCTAAGCCCACCCCCCAAAGGAGGTGAGCCAAGGAGACTAGGAAGAACCTAGAATTCAAAGAGCCTATGGGCTCTGATCGCAGAGTACTTCTACTACGCCTTCTTCTTGAACGCGAGTAGCACCAATGTCCTGCTCACACCAAACCTGGTACGAGTAGTTCTTGGTGGGAAGCTGCTCAACGCGAGCGTCGAACGCAGACGTGATGCCAGCTACGAGAGCACTACGAGTGTAGGCAAACGTGCTTGCAATGTCGCTTCCGTCAACGGCAACCAACTGAGTCGGGCAGAACTCGAATCCCATGAAGTAATTAACTTCACCGTTTACGAGAGCCTTAACAGCCGCAAAGTCAGAATCGCTAACCTTGTCTACGTTGTTTAGCAAGTCGTCCAACTGCTCTTGGCGGTGAACGAAGTATTTCTGCTCACCCATTGGAGTCTCATTCTTACCAAGAATAGACTTGGCTTCGATGAGCTTGGCAAGGGTCAAGCCTTCGTTGGAACCACTCAAGTTGACGATAACCTTCTGCGAAGCAGGAAGGGTAACTGAAGACTCAGAAGTAGATCCATTAACTTTTGCAGTTGCAGCGTCCAGAGCAGCCGCGATAACCGTGGAGTCGTAAGAACGGCCAAAGAAGGCAGAAGCAATTTCGACATACGGTCCGAGGAAGTCGGCAACACTACGATTGCGGTCAGGCATATCAATAAGATCTGCCCAACGAGTTGGGGTTGCGGTTAGTTTGCGAGTTTCGTGTACCGTATCAATATAAGCAGTGTCGGCAGCGCGCGTGTAGGAAGTTCCGCTAGAAATTGCTCCAACCTGGGGCAAAAACATAGCTTCTCCACCAACCATGCTACGCTCAGCAAGCTTACCCTTAAGACGAGAAGCTCCCTGCTGATACTGAATATGTACGTCCGAAGCAAACTTCTGTGAGAATGCATTAGGATATTGTGAGGACATATTGTAATATAATTAGTTGTTATAGTTCAGGTTTATTTCCTGTTCCCAGTCAACACTGGCAGGGGCTTCCGACACAGGGCATAAAGCTTGTCTGATTGGAATGCCGCATATTATACACCATTTTATTTAAAATGTCAAGTAAAATTTTAAATAATTACCCAAGGGCTAGTGATGACTTTTCCTCAAAAAGCTTTAAGACCTTTTGGTGGGCAGCGCGATCTCCGTCTCGGTATGCAGTGTAGTAAGGATTGGACGGGTTGTTTTGAATGTCATGAATCTGCTCGTCAATGCTTTGGGCTGACGTTATGCTAGTATTCTCAACACCCCTAATCTTAGACCCCATCAACGTATCATATTGAGACGCTAGGCGAGATGCAAAACCAGGCATGGTCCAAAAGTCCGCAACATCCAAACCTAGATGCTTTGCAACTACCTGAGCCTTGTCTAAAGCTTGTTGATAGCCATCACCACCTCGTGGACCGAAGTCTGCCTCTAGCGATTGAACTGCTTGCTCTACGCTTTGAGTAGACTGCTCCTGCTGGTTGCTGGCATTGTCTTTAAGTGCTTTAGCAATTTGACCATAAAGCCTAGATGCCTGACGTTGCGAAAGTCCAGCCTCGTGAAAAATAGCATCGGTTGCTGCCTTTGCGTCTGGGTCTATACCTTCTGGTGCTTGGTAACCATCGGGAGACTCTGGTCTGCCCAAGGCTTTATAGGCTTGATCCCATACCTCATCGCCATCATTGTCCGTAGGGATGGGCATCTTCTCCTTGGAAAGCATACGCTCCAAGTTAAGATAGGACTTAGCTAAACTACCAACCGAGTTAAACTTATCGCCAAGGGCTTTGTATTTGTCAACATTCTCTCCCTCTTCCAAGGGCAGTCTGTCAAATATGTTTTCCTTAAACGACAGGTCATCACCAATAAACTCTTTCAAGTTTGCTGTAACAACTGGCTCCGCAGGGGCGGCGGGTGCCGCCTCAACTTGCTCGGTTGCTGGTGCTTCTGTTGTTTCTGCCGCGAGTGGGTTTACTGTTTCTTCGCTCACAGTGTGCCTCCCCCGTTTTCATACCCAACATTATACTCATGCTTAACTAAGCCTTCATACCCATACTCATTAGCACTGTATCCCGCACGAGATTTAGCATCTGCAAATCCACGTTTCTGTGCTTCAACACACTGCTTCGTAAGCGATGGGCCATTTAGTTTTTTTCGATTATCAAGAATAGTATAGCGATGCTTATACTTAACTTCATAATCTTCAGGGTAGTTCTTACTTAGCCAAGTCACGAAGTCAGGATCTTTATCCCCATGAGAACTCCAAAGTCCTGGAGCATCGGGATAAGCTTCTTCAATGGGCATGGCTAGTCTTTCTTCAAGCGTCGGACCCTCGGGTTTAGACGCAGTTTTAGTGGCTACCTTTTTGGTAACCTTCTTTGCTGTTTTCTTTGTAGGCATTATACTTCGTTGATTATCCGAAATGGACCATCCACTTCAGGTCTTTGAAAGTTCTCAAGCCCCCGCATGTACTCAATATAGTTGACGATTCGGCTTAGTAAGTGGTAGCTCCTAAGCTCGTCATTGGTTACATTCGGGTCTACGCCAAACTGATTCATTCTGCAAACATCCTTAAGGTGCTCCAGAACAGTTTCGCCGTAGTCACTATTAAAGCATTCTTGATATGCTTTAACTAAGTCCTTCTCTCCTTTTTCCATAAATTAAAGACCAGCACCGCCCATTTGAGAGACGGCCTGCCCAGCCATTTGCAATTGCTGCAACTGCTGAGTAAGCATTGCTATTTGCTCATCGCGTTGCTTAAGCTGATCTATCGTAGCATCATCATTAATGATTTCGGCAGGCACCGTAGAGTTAATGGCAATTTCCTTTAGTCCACGTTCCCAGTCAAGGGATCTTGCACCAGCACCTGGAACAAACGCTTCTATGACCTGTGCGGCTTGTGCCACTCTAACCAGACCTTGTGTACGTTGTGACTTAACTGCTAATGCAATGCGACTGTTGTATACTACGCTAAAATTGCTAATGTTTTCAAGCTCCGACTTTTCAAGCAAGTCATCAAAGTCTCCGACTAAAGACATCTGAATAAACACGTTTTCAATAACCTGACTTAGGCACTCGTCTACAATGTTTTGGAAGATTGGGGTAAAAAGTTTAAGCTGTTCTTCCGCCTGCATCTGAACTTCAAATGCCGTCTTCTCAGTAGTAGCAATGTCCTGCTGGGTAAAGAACTTAAACATTTCATTGAAGAACGCAGAACGAATTTGACCTTCCAATCTACGAACAAACCAGTCAACACTTTGGATGTTAAACGGAACAATGTATGGCTGGGGTACGCCATTGGGGATATGGGGATCAAACATGATTTCCCCACCGGCACGGTCATCCTTGCGATAAGAACTGTCCTTGGGTACTAGCATTGGAGGACGTACACCCTTCTCAACCGCTACACTAATGTCCCGTATAGCACGGTTCAACACGCGAACGGTTGGGTATGCTTGTGTGCCGGGAGAGCGACCAAAGCCTGCGTCATGCCTGCTTTTAAGTATGCGTGTAACAATGTAAGGCTGGTAGTACAGGCCATCATTGTCCAAAATTGTGCTGCTGCTTTCCTTGCAAATGTAGACTGACTCGAATGGACGGTTTTCTGGTGCAGCCGGTATGTTGCCCTCGGACCCTAGCCGTGGCTTAACCATGTGAATGATTGTAAACTTCTTGTTACGAGCAGAAGGATGATCGGATTTCATTGCGTCCATGATAACCTCTGGAAGCTCTGCGTTGCCGTCTTCTATGTCGTCCTTGAAGTAGGCGTAAATTTGTTCAGCAGTCTTTCCGTCCCACTCGTGAAAGACCGTGGTGGCATACCCGTCTTCATCTTCACGGAATCTAAACTTGCCAAATGGAATTTCTACAAAGTTAAACGCACGTTTCTTAGATGGCATCATAGCCAAACAGAATGTGCCAAACATACCGCCACTATGCACTGCCTCATGGAATGCACGATAGAAGTTGGACTGACCAATGCGAGTGCGAATGCGATCTGACGCACCGTTATAAAACATGCGTTCGCTTTCAACAACCTCTGGGTCAAAACTCTGTGACTCAAGCTCTAGCCATCGCTCGTTTTGTGGAGTTAGGTCTGACACAATGCCAGCACTAAACACCTCTAAGGCATCACGGAACGTAGTGTCAAATATGCGAGTGCTGTCAATCTGACCTGCGGTGCGACCACCAATCTGCCCAGACTTACGCTCCTCTCCATAAATTGCTATGTTGTTTGCGTAAGACTTCCACTTTTCCATTTCTGGAAAGTCGTTGAAGTCAGCAAGGATGGCTCTCGCCCTTGATGAGTCTTCTTGAGGCATTATCCTAATTTATTTTTTCTTCTATCCTGCCCAGCAATAATTGTACTAAGCAGGTCCATCTGATTGTTGCCTTCGTATTTTTTGGCTTGTTCACCAGCGGCTATTACTGTAGGTGGCTGGCTAATTTTAGTAGGAACTGGAGGCGGCTTGGGTGCAGCACTTTTCATTACTGCTGATGTTGCTGCTCCACCTACAACAGATGCTATTAACGGTACTAAAAAATTGCCCATAGTAATAAAAGTTGCCGAACATTATACACCATTGCACAATAATTGTCAAGTAAAAAAACAAAAAACTATTCCTCGATAACATCTATAACCTTTTCGGCTTGCTTTATGTTCTTGTTCTTATCCCGCAACTGCTTCATAAGTTCACCAATAAGGGCGTTGCCTTGCTGCAACTTTGCATCCCCTTGCTCGTCAGACCTTGTGTGCCCCTGCATTTCGTTGTCCATACGCACTAGCTTTATGTAGTTTTCCTTGTCCCTGATTCGATAAGCCTCGTCAATTAACACTCGATTCTGGATAAGTTTTTCATCCTTGGTCATGGGATCGGTGGATGTTTCAATCTGCTCAAGCCTATCCTTTTCTCGAATAAACTCGGCATGCTTCATCCAGTCCCAAGCCTTCTGCTGGGCATAGCTAAGGCTAACGCCAAACACCGCAGATGCTATCTTAGGTATGGTTTGTGATGCGTCTTTTTTGTGGATGCGAAGGGCGTACTCCGCATATTTGTCATCTGTAAATCTATTGTGTTTGCCCATACCACATAACTGACTGATAAGGTTGCAGCCCGAATTTGGGCATAAACTTAAATGCTGGACTGTCATCATTCAAGGCCACTAAGTAGTCCTGAAATCCCGCATTAGATATTGTGTTTTTACCCTGCTTCATAACCTCACGGAATACATAGGGTGAGTCAACCTCCTTGGATATAAACGCAGTTATTAGCGGCACTCCACCAATTGACAAACTGCCTTTAATCTTTCCGTCTACCTCAATAATGCTAGTTGGTCGCCAAAGTCCGTGGCCGTCTTTCTTAGCTAAGTCTACCAACTCTTCTACGTCTTCTTCCTTTATGTCTCTTATATTTGTCATAATTAAAAGCCATTAACGGGTTCCTCAACACGGACCGGCCCTTTGCGTTTGTCTTGAGTGTACCCGACCGTTGTGTTTAACAAGCCATGCTCGATGCCCTCTGCTACGTACCTGGCAGCATCAGCAGCGTGAGAAGTAAAATCGTGAACAGGAACAGTGCCTAGTATGCCAGCAGCATCGTTCTTCTTAGCCCTATACTGCTGCAACATCTTAAGCCCATCTTCCATGTTGGGGCGATAGAAGTAGGACTTGTGTAGCAAACTTCTCAAGTTGTTAATACCACGCCACACATCCCTAGTCTTGGGACACACCTTGATGTTGTTACCGCCACAATCACGCAGCTCCATAACATAGTTCTTGGTACCAGTCTTGTCCATGTACGCAGCATCATGCGGCAGGATGTGACCGTACACTTCGTAGCCCGACATGGCAAGTTCAGACACATACTCCCTGGTCTGCTTCTGACTACCCTGGGTAAACCATAGCCACTTAAGCGTAACGCCATCCCACTGCACTAGCCATATAGCTGTGTAGTCTCGGAAACCCAAATCCCATACCGCCCATATCGGCACTTCCTTACTGGCTGGCAGATCGTTCCGGTAGTGACCCTTTCTCCTGACAACCTCTAGTATGTCAGCGTATATGGCACCATCGACAGGGGCAGCCATTGCCTCTTCTGGCGTAGACGGAAACTCTCGCCCCATAAACAAGCCAAGAAGGTCGCTTTGCTTCTGCCACCATATCTTCTGGGGAACAGAAAACTTTCTGCCTAATCGCTTCTCTAGTTCCGCAAAGTAATCTATTGTGCTTTGAGTGAGAAGCGACTCATTGCCCACCATTCGATAGCTTGAGTCATCGTACCAGGGATAGAACAGAAACTTAAAGTCCATTTCCGTAATGTGCTCATCCGTGGTGTTCATCGCCTGCACCACTTGATTGTAGAAGTGTCCAGCTTGTCCACCCTCATAGGTAGACTCAATAAAGACTATGGCCCCCTGACCAGCGGTAGGCAAAGCACCGGTAAGGATTTCCTCAGACCTAATAGGATCTTTAGCAGCAACCTTGCCCCACTCCGATATGTGCAACACCTGACTTGTACCACCCCTAATCTTAACCTTAGACCTAATCTTCCATACTGGGCTAAACACCAACTCGTTTAAGTTGCTGTTAACCACGTCAACCGTAGCCTTCAAGGAATCATCTAGCTGGTTAAAGGGCTGAATAACCTTTTCCCTTAACAGATCCTTTGCTGCCTCGTCATTGTGAGACTGGATGTTGAACGTACTGTTCTCGTGAGTTAGCACATAGTCTAAGCCAATAATGGCAATGAGGGTTGACATGCCAAGCTGCCTAGCCTTAAGTATAAGCACACGCTTGTGTCCTTCCAAGAACACCTCATTAAGCACGTCGCACTGGGCATCGTTAGGAACAAACTGAACCTCTACACCTTCCTTGGTTATGCAAGTGTATAGGTTGCTGATTCGCCACACTGGGTTGGAGAACACATCCTCGCTTATTGGCCGAGCAATAATTTCCCTAACTTTTTCTACTCCGTCTCTATTCATCTTTTAGTGAAGTCTGTTCGTACATCAAGGTTACATGAGGTTCGATTGGATGTCACCTCCTTAACTAATATTTAGTCTTGCTTTTCGTAATCTCCCTTATCAAATAGTCCATCAAGTAAGCCCCAGCCTCTTGTCCCTCTAGTCCCAAGTATTCCACGGCTCCAACTACAGCGTGGTAAGACTCATGAGCATAGGTGTCCACCGTAGACCATTTCAATGCTTCCTTAACAAATATGCCTTGCACTATTCCCAGGTCAAGCCTAAAGCCAGCAGTGTTCTCGCAAGTTTTTAAATTTCCAACCTGCTC